CAAACCAAAAGGATTAGAAGCATCATTTGTTGATAAGAATGAAGCCGTAGTTCCCTCCGTAACAGTTGCTTTTGCACTCGGCACAACTACACTCAATAATGTTACTGGGCTTGTTGTTCCTATTCCTACATTTCCATTGCTTAAAATGGATAATCTTTCAACTCTGTCTGCTGGAAGATATGTATTTGAGTTTTGAACAAATAATCCAAGACGTGGATTTAAATAATTAGGATATGTATATGTGTTTATTGCTCTAATTCCAACAGAATATCTTGAATCAGGCATACCATTAACAGATAATGATAAATCAACATAATTGTCAGCAGTAATACTATCTCCACCAAAACTAGCTAGTGTTGTATCGTGTGTTCCGATTACTTGTAATTTTGTTCCAGGTTCATTTGTTCCTATTCCTAATCTCTTATTTACATTATCCCAAAATAAATAAGAATTAGCTTCCTCAAAACATTCAGTTCCAGCAAAGATTATTGAGCCAGGAGTATAACCTCTTGCAGATTTAAATTTGTCGTCGGCTCTTTTAACTTGTGACATGTTAGGAAGAAACATGTCTGTTGCTATTGGAGTAAATTTCTGAATTGCTGGAACATTCGTTAATTGTTTAATTATTCTTTCTTCATTTGTAGGCCTTCCCATTAGTCCAATCCTACCATATTTCTTTGAGGAACAAACGACTTTTCGGGAACAAGATTTTTAATATGTCCGACGGCTTTTGTAGAATCAGAAGCTGTCAATTCGTCCCAGTCAGTTCTTAATTCTTTTTCTCCAGCTGTATTTGCCATAATAAAATTAGAAATCCAAACTATAAAAATTTATGCTGACCTTACAATCTTAGTCAGAAAAAAACAATTTCTCCCTGGAGTAATAAAATAAGTTGTTGTATCTGCACTTGCAGTCGCTCCACCTGTGCTCAAAGCGTCTAAAGCTGTATTTAACAGCTCCATCGTTGCGTAAGCTGTTGTAGTTGCTGTTATATCTCCAGTTGCCATTTAAACTACCGTCCCATTTACAATTCCTTTTCTTATTAAGTCCCTTATTAAAGTGGTTAAAACTGCTGCAATATTTCCAGCTGTTCCCTCATTTGAAGCTATGGTATAATCCTCAGAAAAAGAAGTAACTGTAAAATTAGTAGTTTGTCCGGTTAAATCTCTCTTTCCGCCCTGTAGAATTTCAGCCATTTTAGTTAATAGTATCGGTTAGTTTAAATACGGCGTTAGGATTAGGTCTTATTGCCTCACCTTCACACCATACCCTAACTGTCTTTCCTATTCCCGGCTCATCTATGACAGCAGAAGTTGTAGGCATAAATTCTCTCCAAATTACTGCTGCACTTGGACTAAAGAATGTTACTGTATCTGTTGGTCTGTTTGGGTCACTGACAATTCTAACACCTAAGAATTGCATCAATTCTCCACCTTCAACCTTTGAACTTGAAAATCCGGGAATACTTGAACCCTTAACTGTTATAAGCCATCTCAAAAGCCATTTCTTTTCAGCTGGATTCATGTAAGCTATTAAGTCTTGTGAAGAATAACCATAGTTTTCTATTGCCTCTATTGCAGCCAAGAAGTCAAGCATAGGGTCTGCATCTGCGTCAACATTCCAGCCGTTGCCTGTTGCTGCTGCAGTTTGGCATCCTGCTGCATCTAAGACAGTCAATAGTCGTGCATCAACTTTCTTGTTAACAGCCCTTACAGCATCTTTGATTATGTCTCCCCATATATCTGGGTCAGAGTCCTTTAAGTCCTCAATACTCAACATAGGAGAAGAAGCAAAGAATTTCTTAACATAACTTGTATTTCTTGTGTAAGAATTTTCTATAACAACTGGCATAGCATTATATGCAGTTTCAATCAAATCTGTTGTAATTCCTGTAGTTGTTGGAGATGTCAAATAACCAGCTGTCTTAGAATACCACCTAATTTCTCTTGCAGTTGTAGCAATTACTCTTACATATTTTTTAAGAATTATATCTACGTCACGAAATCCCTCTACTAGCTTATTAATATCAATTCCCCTAATTTCTGCCATTCCTGCTGTATCTGCCATTTTAAGCTACTCCTGCTTCTATATATCCTGGTGAAAGCTCCATTAAGTAAGTTTCCTCGTCTGATGCAGTTTCTAAAGCTGTCCCTAATTGCTTATGTCCTGAAACTCCACCTGCACCATTTAAAGAATAAGTATAATTCAAACTTCCGTCTCCATCAATTCCGACTGGGTCTCCAGCAGTAATATTCCCTGATGCAAGAACTCTAAAAATTCCTGCTCTATAAACTCCTAATTTTAATTTTCCATCAGATGCTATTTTTTCATCTTTAGCAATTCCCCCTACAACATCCCCTTCTCCGTCAGAAAGTGCAACAGTCATGGGGTCAGACATTTTAAGAAGTGCACCTTTTTCTATTCCTGTAGAATCAGAAACAGTAAATGGAATAGGCACGGCTGTTTCAAAAACTAATGTTGCCTCATTTGTCATGCCGTAATTAGAAAAATAAACTATTTAAATCTTTTCACTAAGGTTACCTTTGTTCACAATTATAATGCTTCGTGTTTCCAACCAGCATCTCTTGTTCCTTTTGGGTCTGTTATCTCCCCATCTGTTCTTATACCGATAGCAACAATATTTACATTTGCAGTTAATTCGTCGTCAAACCACAATAAATTTTTATCTTTCTTAAACTCAGGAGCTTTCTCACATTTATACATTCTTCTTAAAACACTTAACTTAAACTTTCCTAATCCGTATCTATCTCCGTCGTCCAAGTCAAATTTTAAAGTATTCAAAACAATATCAAGATATTCTTTTGGGAAGGCATAATCAAAAGCTCCAAGAGGAAGTAATCTTATCGCCCCTCTTATACCTTCATATTTAGTTTCTTTTCCTTTTGTTAATTTGAATCTAAACATAGATGATTCCATATATCTGAATAATTTTTCTACGCAATCACGATTTCCGTATGGAATAAAAACTACGTGCATTTTAGCTGCTCGTTGCAGAGCTCAAGCATTTTGTCAAGAATTTTCTTATTTCTTTCTTCTTCTGCAATAGCTGTTACAACTTCATTTTTTTTATTAGTCCAAAATAACTCATCACTATTTTCAGCAACTTTCAATCCAAGTTTATCATCTTCAATCATATTGGTTTAATCTCTCCTTTTAATACTCTATCTGCATACTCTTTTGGAGTTTCAACTTTTGGCGGAACTGGAGTTTGTCCTGCATTTGTTCCACCGCCTAATTGCAAGATAGTAGCAACTCTTTCATTTTTCTTTGCTATTTCTTCGGCTCTATCGTTTTGCTCTTTCATAGCCCTTGCTGCTGCTTCTGCTCTTTCAAGCATAGAATTAGGTTCTTGAACTTCTGTTTTTTCTTCTACCATATAATTAAATTAATTGTTAAGCTTATATATTTTTCTAATTAAACAAACTTAAAATAAAATTCATTACTGTTGGAAATACTTCAACTCCTGTATGAACTGTTATTGCTACTGTCAAGTAGCCACCAATCCATTTAATAAGTTTGATGTCGCTTTCAATTTTTAAAAATCTTAAACCTATTTCTGTATTTTTCATTCTGTTGCTCCTACCTGCTGTGTTCCTTGCCATAGCAAAACTTCATTTGGGTCTCCAGTTAAAGCATATCTCTCTAAGAGTTGTCTATTCTCTACAAGCATTCTTAAATTACGGCTCATCTCGTCCTGCAAGTCCAATCCCTCTCTAACATCTTTTGGACTTTCTCTTAAAGATACTTGTGCAGCATTATACTTAAATCTTGTAGATTGTTCCAATAGATTAAGAGAATCTATTGCCTGTTGTAAGTTTGCTCCTTTAGAAATAGCAACAGAAGTAATTCTTTTGCTTTCAGCTACATTATTAGAAATATCCCCCTGTAATTGCTTTATGTTTCCACTTGCAGGATTAAATAAAGTAGATAAAGAAAAACCAGCAATTCCTGTTGTTGCTAAAACTCCTCTTGCAGCATATATCAAACTTCCAATCCCTGTCGGAGTTTCTAAATTATCAGGAATTTTAATTCCTAAATTTGAAGCTAAACTTCTTTCCAAAGCTAAACCTGCTTGAACATTTCTTTCGTAAGTTGTTAATGGCTCTTCATTATTTTTTAATAAATCAATTTGCTGTAATTCTGCCTGTTGCTGTTGTGCTAACATTTGAGTTGGGTCTGTTGCAGGGTCTATAAATTCTACTTTTTTCCCTTCTTTAAATATATCTTGGCTTCCAGAAGCAACTCTATTATATTGGACTCCTTCTTTTTGTTCTTCCTCTTTAACTTCTCCCCCTCTTGCTACTTTTATTTTATCTTTGTTTGTAAAATCTTGAGTAGCATATTTTGCTAATTCTTCTGGAGTCAAAGCTCTTTCTTTAATTTTATTTACTTCTTCTTGTGAAGGGAAAGGATTAAACTTTTTCTTAGCCATTATTGTTCTCCCTGCATTTCTAATTTATTTTGACCTGTGTTCTTTGCTTCGTTGGATTGCATATTATCAACTAAAGATGGTTGCCTGTTTATTTTTATTTCTATTCCTAACTGAAATTTAATGTCATTTTCCAGTTCTGTAATTTCCTTTATCCAAACTGGTTCTGTTATGAAAACATTTGTCTTAGCGCTTGCTTCGGTATTGTTTTCTGTTGTCCCTCCAATAGACACCTTTGAGATACCTAACTCGCTATAAAATTTATTCTCCAGCCAATTTTGATAACGAATGAAAGCATCAATAGGGGGAACTACCAAGTCCTCAAACTTTGCTTCTTCTGGTTTGCAAGTTAAAATAACAACATTTCCGTTTTTTATCCCTGCTGCAAGTTCTGTTCTAAGCTGAGTTAATCTTACTGTGTCTGTTTCATCTACATAAAGAACTCTAACTGAAGAATAGTGCATCATTCTTCTTTGGTCTTTAGCACTTTCCTGCATTGCTTCAATAACCCATTCTATAGCAGAAGTAACAGCTGTTCCATGAGGTTCATCTAAAATTCTATTGTTCATAGAGTGCAAAACATTTTTAACCCCTAATCTTTTAAATTCCCCATTTCCCTGTGAATATTCATAATCAACTATCAAACCATTTTCATTTGTAATGTGTGTTACTCTTCTAGGATCTAAAGGTTTAAGATTTATGATAATATCTCCATCTCTTATTATTTGACAATAAGCATCTCCATTAAATTTCTTTGTGCATAGGTGATTAAACAAAATCTTTCCAAAATCTTCTTTTCCCGTTCCAGTTATTAAATCTAAATTGTTTTTATCATGAATGTTCAAACATTCATAACCCCAACCTAAAACTCTAATAGCAAAACTTTCTATTGCAGAACGATATTCTCCAACGTTGTAATAATATCCATAGTATTTGCTTGCATTAGGATTATTCCATTTATTCTCTTTAGAAGTATAACCACCATCGGTTGTTTTAGAATCTATAGTAATGTTTGGAACTCCGTTTGCAAAATCAGTTGTTGATGTGTAAGCTAAATTTGAGTTCATATTAATTTGTTCTAAAAGGAATTTGGAATTTTAATTGTGTTGGATAATTAGTTTTTATAACTTGATA